CCTATTTCTGTAGATAAAAAAAATGAAGATAGATGGGCGGCATTAACAAAAATGTCAATGCAAGATTTTGCTCGTGAAGCTACAGGATTAACAGGACTTCCTTTGGATAAAGACTTTGAAGACCTTCCTGAAAGTAGAGAAGAATTAGATTTATACATGGAGCTTAATTATAAGCAAGCTACAGAAATTGCAATGGAGCAAGGTATAGAGCTTACTTTTTATTTAAACGATTGGGATGAGATAAGAAAAAGAGTTATTCGTGATTTAGTTTGTTTAGATATAGGTGTTGCAAAAACAGGTGTAGAAAACGGTAAAATAACAATGCG